GCTTCAATTACTTCTCGTACCTCAAGCCCAAGAACACAATCTGGGACCAGTCGTTGACGCGCGATATGACCTCGCTTTGGAACAAGCATATGTCATGAAGAAGATAGCTATACACCTTCCGGTTTGGCAGCGCGTGGAGATGACTGCTGCTTGTTACGAGGGCATTGAAAGGATACGCAAGGAGTTCCTCCGGGAAGGCTACGAGCTAGTGCCTTATATAGGCGTTTCCGAGCGCGTTCACGCTCTGTTAGCTGAGGAGTACGGGTACAAGTACAAAGAAGTCACTAACGAGACCCTAGGGCTCAAAAATCAAGCTCTATTCGAATGGATGAAAGAAGACGACTGGGACGTGATGATGCAATTAGGCAGCGATGATTTCCTGCTTCCGGGGGCTGGGAAGTACATAGCTGAGAACATCGAGGAACATGACTTCGCTTGCTTCCGAAACATCTATATGTTCCGGGCGGACACCCGAGAAGGGACGCTATTTCAAGGCTACCCTTGCGGAGCGGGGAGGTTTATGAAACGCTGGATCGCGGATAAAGTAAAGTTGATGTGGAGCAACAGGCGGGTCGGGTTGGACGGGTGCTCCGCTCAGCACGTCTACGACAATACGAAGGTGAAATACTTCTGCATGACGGAACCTTTGGTAGCGGATGTCAAGAGCTCCGTAAATGTCTCGGCTTTTACCCGTTACAAATATGAGCCAACGAACTACTGGCTTGAAGACATCGTCCCAGAGGCCCATCTAATTCCAAGAGATGCTGTACTTAAACTCGAATAGCACGGCTCAGTCGCTTTTCCTGACCCTTCAGGATGCGGCTCGCGACTATTCTTATACCCACTACCTTTTCAAGTTAGTTCACAGGATGAGCCGGGAAGAACATTTCTTTGTGGCGGACATCGTGGTAGACAATCCCAGATACACAGAGGTAGAAGTAGCCACGAACGGGGTGACCACGAACGACATCCTACTGACGGAGACCGGAGATTACGACTATTACGTGTACGTCCAAAACTCGAGCACTAACAAAGACCCTGACTCGGTTCTTGTGGAAGGTATGGTCGAGCAGGGCACGCTCAGAGTTCCGGGGGCTAGTCCCTTCACAGTACCTACCTTGGACACGGTTGATGCGGTTATCTTTTATTCAGGAAACTAAATGAACTCAATAGAAAGCATTAAGCTGGCTTCGTACCAGCCCCGGAGTTTTCGGGAAATCGAGAAAGGTGAGTGGGTCAACTACGGGGAAGACAACCTCTTTCCGCAGTACCTCGTGGACCTATTCCACCAGAGCCCCACCCACAACGCTCTTTGTACCACTATCGCGATGATGATCTACGGCGAAGGCTTCGACCCCGCCGACCTGAACGCGAAATTGCTCTTTGCACAGTGGGGACTTGAGGACGAACTCCGTAAGGTGGCTTTAGACCTGAAGATACACAACGGCTTCGCCTTGGAAATCGTTTGGAGCTTGGACCGGACCACTATTGCCACCGTCAAACACCTGGCTTTCGAGTGCGTCCGCTCGGGCACGATGGACGAAAACGAGGTGGTTCACGAATACTACTATTCGCGTAACTGGTCAGACCGTCGGCATGAGCCCGTATGTCTTCCCAAGTTCAGCCCCGAAACCAAGAACGAAGAGCCCACCCAAATCTTGTACGTGAAGCCGTTCACGGTCGGGTCGTTTTACTACCCAAAACCCGACTATCTCGGAGCGTTGAATTACATCGAGCTAGAAAAGGAAATCGGGGTCTTCCACATCAACAACATCAAGAACGGGCTCTCTCCGAGCTTCGCGATTCACTTCAAGAACGGCATCCCAAGCGATGAGGAGCGGCAGAAAATCCGCATGGACATCGAACGCCAGGGGGCGGGAGCGCAGAACGCGGGTAAGTTCTGGATGACTTTTAGCGATGAGCCAGACCGCGTGCCGGAAATCGAGGCTTTTGCTTTGTCGGATGCGGACAAACAGTACCAATTTCTTTCGGAGGAAACTACCGCGAAGATTATGGTAGGCCACCGTGTCACCAACCCGATGATGTTTGGCGTTGCTACCCCGGGCAAGCTCGGAGGAGGCACGGAAATTGCAGAAAGCGCAACGCTCTTTGACGAGCAGGTAGTTTTTCCCGCCCGGCAGGTGATTATTGAAGCGTGCGAGACGTTGTTAAATGCGTGCGGAGTACCCTCTCAGGTCAATCCAAAGGGAGTAGAAGTAGGGGAGGCCGATGTAACGCAGAGTTACACGGGTATCCAGGTCAGCTCAGCTCTGGAAATCATCGGCAAACAGGTGACTGGAGAGCTGACCACAGCCCAAGCTATTCAGCTTTTGGTTACGATGTTGGGCTTCCCGCTAGAATCTGCACAGCGTATGTTCCAAGACGTAGCTCTCAATCGGCAAGCGGATCTAAACGCAGCCTTCGAGTGGCTCGAATCGCGTGGCGAGGTGATGGGCGAGGACTGGGAGCTCATTGATGAACAAGAAGTGGACTACGAACTCGAAGACGCGCAGGACGCTCTTTGGAGTTTTGCCCGCACGCTCCGCAATAACCCCAGCCGGAAGAGCTCGCAGGACAACGAAATCGTCCGGGTGCGGTACGCATACGCTCCTACTCAACTAGCAGACGACAAATCCCGGGACTTCTGCTCCCGGATGATAGGGGCTATGAAGGTCTACCGCAAGGAGGATATTATCGCTGCGGGAAACCAATTAGTGAACCCCGGCTGGGGGCCAAACGGGGCCGATACGTACAGCATCTGGCTTTACAAGGGTGGAGGGTCTTGCAGACACTTCTGGATGCGTCAAACCTACCTCCAAAAGGACAACAAGCTGGTCAGCGTGAATGAGGCTAAGGCACTCATTCAGTCGCTCCCGGTGAGCGAGCGGGCCAAGAACCGCCTTGAGGAGAACGACCCGCTAGTGGCAAAACGTCCAAGAGATATGGCAAACCGTGGCTTTCTTGAGAAGAAAAACTTCACAACCCCGAGATAAATGGAAGTCCTATTCATCGACGCTAACTACCTGAAGCGTATCACCCAACTTAACGGGGGAGTAGACGAAAACTACATCGTGCAGGCGTGCATCCTAGCGCAAGACAAAAACCTGCAACTGTACCTCGGCTCGGACCTGTACGACGCGCTGAAGAATAAGGTCGAGAACTCGACCCTAGCGGGCAACTACCTGACCCTGATGAATACCTACGTTCGCAAGGCGACCGCGTGGTGGACGATGGTGGAGCTTATGCCGTCCTTGTACGTCAAGATAGACAACGGTGGGCTCGTAATCAGATCCAGCGACAATACGACCGCCATCTCTCAGAGCGACTATCACAGGGAGCTCGAGCGGGCGCGGCAAAACGCCAACTTCTATACGAACCAGATGTACCGCTATCTGTGTCAAAATTCTAGCCTGTTTCCCGAGTACAACACCGACCTGCAAAATAGGATTATGGCGCAGCCTTTCACCTACTATCAGAGCGGGCTTTCAATTGGCGGGAAAGATGTAGGCACGTGGGAGCGTTACGCATACGCAATTAACAAATGAAGTCCAACCGTAAGAGCAACGAGGAGAAGCTCCGCATTTGGTTAAGCCATGACCACACCAGAAAAGGTAGACAAAATCCTGCAGAGCGTAGCGAGAATCGAGACAAAGCTCGACCACCACGCGGAGAAGATAGCTGACCACTCCGGAAGGATAGGCACGATGGAAAAGAAATGGTGGACTACGCTTGGGGCGTTCGTCCTTTCTTTGGGGGCTTACCTAAGAAGTATGTTCTCGTGAGGAAACTGACCGACATCGTAATCCATTGTTCTGCCACCGATCCAAAAATGGACATCGGGAGCTGGGAGATTAGGAAGTGGCATCTGGCTCAAGGTTGGAAAGACATCGGATACCACTTCGTAATTCGTTTGAACGGAGCTATTGAGCAGGGCCGGCCCGTCGAGCAGGCGGGAGCTCACGTCCAGGGTCATAACTCCACCACAATAGGCGTTTGTTACGTCGGAGGGGTGAAGGGAAAGAAGGCCATGGATACTATGAACCACGTCCAAGAGTTCGCTCTAGCGGGACTAGTAACGAACCTCAGGCGGGAGTACGGAGCTTTGGA